CATCCCAGTCGTCTGTTGCTCCATCGTCTTGGTGAGGCTATCGGCTTCCGTTTGGAGTGATTTCTGTTGCTCCATCAGGACTGACATGGTCTGTGACTTCCTTGCCCGCTCAAGGTCAAGTTCCATTTCACTGACGCGCAGTCCGTCGTTTGCCTCTTCCATACGACTGATTTGAGCCAGTTCCATATCGGTGAGACTACGGTTGGTTCGGGCGGCCCTTAGCCTAATTTGCTCAATAGCCAAGGTGTTGGCTTGTTGCTCAATGCTGAGTCCAGTCAGTTCCCCGTTCAGGATTCGTAGTTCGTCGGTCAGTCGGGAAGTGTCCATTTTGGTCTTGTCCAATTGACTGGCTACACCGGAGAGAGACTGCTTTGCTTGCTCACCTGCTGGTGATAGCACCTGCACAGTCAGACCCAGGTCGTTGATTGCTCGCTGTGAGTCAAAGGTGGGCTTGAGTAATTTGTTGATGGACATACGGAGACCGGTACCAGCAACAGTACCACGAAGGCCCGCATTGCCCAGAGCACCGATAGCGGCCGCAGTCTCCTCAATGGCCAACCCAGCGCTGTGAGCGACTGGTGCGGCGAACTTCATACCCTCACCGAGAGAGACAATGTCCACATTTGAACGGGTGAAGGTTCGGGTCAGTACATCGGACACGAAGCCGAGCCTATCCATCTCCATACCGAAGGCCTTGACGCCAGCGATTCCGATGTTGGTTGCGGTCTCAATGTCCACGCCACCGGCGATTGCGAACTTGACGAGGTTCTCCAGCGCTCCGTCGCTAATCATCTCGTCAGCGGTGACACCTGCAATAGCCAATTTGTTGGCGGCCTCTCCGACCTCAGACGCTGTGAATCGGGTCGTCCTACCGACCTCACGAATCTTGTCTTCCAGGGCACCCATCCCAGCCTCGGATTCACCGAGGATAGCACCGGTTCGGGCCAGCGTATCGTTGAACTCAAGGTACAGGGTTGACGCTTCCTTGACGACTACGCTCATCATCTTCGCTGAGAGGGCCGTAGCGGTCATTGCCGCTGTTAAGGGGGTCAATACCCCTCGGGCGATAGTTCCGAGCCGTGAGGCCGCTCCACCGGCGGCGTACATGGATGCCGAGACACCGGACATGGCCTTGCGGAACTGAACGGTGTTCGCCCGAATGTCAATGACTGCCGTTGTGTCCGCTATCGTCCGCCCCTCCTGTTCGCTCGTTGCTGAGTAGCGTTCTTGCGGTGCTCGTTATTGACTCTTCGGTTCTGCTCGGACTTGCTCTCCATTAGGAAAAGCATGTCACGACCGTCTAAGTCACGCCACTGCGCTGGAGTCATGCCGAACTCGGCCATGAGTGAAAATAGGAACTGGCCCTCGTCCGTGCGGGCGAGGGTCGTTATTCCCCCAGTGCCCCACCACCGTCAGGCGTGCCGATTGCTTCGGTTATTGCCTGCGATAACTGGGCCAGGGTAGTGAGTGGTAGGTGCTTCAATTTCTCCCATGTGATTGAGGAGTCACACTTGTTCAGCATGTGAGCAATCATCAACAGACCCAAGCGCTCGGCTCGGTCGTCGGCGTCAGAGAGTAAGCGCATCTCGGGATGAGACTTGAGTACGCCGTATTCGTTGGCGCTCAATGGCTTCACTTCAAGTGTGTCAGTTCCGAGGTGTAGATGTGATACATCAACCTCAATCGCTTCGCCTGCTTTTTCTATTGCGTTATCCAACCAAGTCATGTGGGTGTGCCCCCCTTAGGGTGTTGCTCAAGCACGGGAGTAGGACAAGCCCTCAAAGGTGGCGTTAATCATCAACGCCCCCTCAGAGCCTGCTTCCACGCCTTCAACCGATAGGTCGGTGAATACGCATCCCGTGAGTGTGTATGTGTTTGCCGCTGTCGCTCCGTCGTTGTCAAATGTAATGTCAAACAGTTCGGAGTCAGCGAAGTAGGTGAAGAGGGTATTGTCGTCAATGCCCCACGCACGGCTCAGGGAGCCGCTCACGGACTTGAGTCCACGAGTGTGAGAGGTTGCCGTATCGCTGTTCAATGTCACATACTTGCCCGTTGCTTGAGCCAATGTGAAGTCTCCCGAGACGAAGCCGACGAGGCTTGACGAAACGGTAATTTTAGCGGTTACTCCGGTGAATGAGTGCACGGTCATAGCCTAAAGACAGGGTATGAGGTTCTTAACAGTCGTGGCGTCCTCGGAGGAAAATCCGTGCATCAGCATCACTGGACAAGAAGAACATGGGCGTGCGGTCAAACACCTTCCCCAGTCGCTCCATGAGGAGCCGGTACTGCTCGGGAGCGTGCTTCGCATACACTCCACGGGGAGACAGGGTCTCAAAGGCCACGGTCTCTCGTCCGAAGTATATGCTTGCCGTATGTGCTTCGTCCCCCCAATGACGGCGGTGTTCAACAACCCGAATGCCTTCCTCAGGGCCAAGGCCCCAAGCATCATTCAGTTCAGCGAAAATCGCTTCTCGTGTCGGCTTCTGTATCGGGTATATGGTCACGGTTATGTCCGTCATGTTTGGGACTGTGTGCATCCCCTATATTAACATGTCGCCTATTCAAGCAGTCCTTTCAAGGATTCAGCCGACGCCTTAATTTCCGTGCGGAGCCGGTTCTCGTAGGCCAGGCGCACTTGCTCGTCGGTTATCCCAGTCTGAGCAATGAGGAGGTCAACACACACCATCAAGCGGAGCGTGGTACGGTCCTCTTCGGTCATGTGCAATGCGGTCTCGGCTGTCTCTATGAATCGTTCATTTGCTGTCATATCTATATCTCCTTGATTGCCTCAGTGGCGATTATGGTTGTTTGGTTGCCTGCGGTGGTCTCTAAGGCCATGAAATGACCCTTGTGGTGCTTGGAGACCTTGAGTTCACTTCCGGCCGCTGTGAGCACGCTCAGGACCGTTTTGAGACTGTCGGTGAACGACACTGTGAATGGAGAGCCAGAGAAGGTGGCGTCAAGCGGTGTCCACGAGCGAGTCGTTTTGGACCCCCAGTGGCCACTGCGGGCCTCGCACTTGTTGTCAAACGAGACCGTCACATACGGAGCGGCGGCGGTTTGCATTTCCATGTACGCCTTGGTCAGTTCACCAGTCGCCAGGATTGCCTCGCTTGTCGCAGGCTCGTTGTCAAACATCGGGAACAGGCGCTTGCCGTCCTTGACGGGGAGCACATTCCTATCGGGAATCGTAAGGCAGTCGTCCTCGTCAGCAGGCATAACCTCAGCCCCGCCATGGGACTTGGTGCTGACCATGATAGGCTCGTTGGCGTCGGTGGTCACACGGACCGTGTCGCCCCGTGATTTCACACGGACGAGGTCAGCGAGTTCCTTGGGGTCGCACACGATAGCGCACGGCTCCTTGACTTTCAGGCCGTCAATGGCCCAGCGGTCCAACATCACCATCAGAGTCTTGCCTGCGTTCATGGTCCAGCATGAGGCACCGTCGTTCTCAAAGAGAATGCGGACAGGCATAGCAGGGGTGTCAAGAGCAAGCAGGCTCAGGAACTTGGCCAGTGACCCACCGTTCGCTTCAATGCGAGCGGAGCGAGTCACCTTGGAGTTCGGCGTGAGCATAACCCCAAGGTGGTCCCCCACCTATTTCAATCACCAGCAGTCGTTTGACATGTTGTATGCTTGGAAGTCGTCGGCGCCGTATGGCTCGTTGCGAACCTGTTCGTAGTGGTGGTTCAGTTCGTGCATTTCACGCTGTACTCGGAGTTCGGCTTCGGTAGGTAGGTCAACCATTCGCTCTGCAATAGCGTCTCGCTGTGCGAGGCAGTCGTTAATCATGTCTGCAACAGCGACTCGGACATTGTCGGCCACATCAGCCAATCCGGTGAGGAGTGCCGACGCCATATCAGACGCTTTGGCTTCAAGGCTTTCAATCGCTGTTCGTGCTTGTTCTTGGGTTTTCGGGGTGTAGGTCATGTTGGGTCGCCTCTGTTCTATCGTAGTAGGTCCCCCTATATAAGAGTGCCGCCTACTATTATTCATCATAGGCGTCGGGGTAGGCCAACCAAACCTTCTGAGGGTATTTGGTTCGGCCGTCCAGTGAGGCGATTCGCACGGAACCGGCGTTGAAAAACAGGTGAGGCTTCTTGGCCAGGTGGTTGCTGAGACGGTTCATTTCAAACGGTTGATTCGGCAGTGTCAGGATTTCACCGGTAGCAATCGGTGTACCGTCGGGGAACTGTGCCCCTGCCTCAATCATTGCGGCCCATAGGCGTCGTACATTGCGTCCATCGGACTTCCCCAGCCGACCTTTGCGGCGGGTTCCGTACTTGGATGATGGTACTTCGTCCTTAGGCGTCTTGCTTTCCATCTCCGCTCTCCTTGGGTTTGATTATCAGCATGCGCTGAGGCTTGACGATTTGGGTACGCTTGATGGCGTCCGCCACATCGTCAGGAAGGATAGGGAGCACACGGTCAACCGCTGAATTGCTCAACGAGACCATGGTACCAAACACGGTAGGAGGGACCAATTTCTGTACCTCGGTTGGAATGTACGAGCGGCGTGTTTGCTCTCGCCATTCAACCGACCAGTTCTCGGTCTCAGCGTTGCAGTCAGCAACGGGCATGGTGCGGTCAAACACCTCGTTCTTGATATGGTCGTCAATAGCCTTCTTGCGCTTGGTGAGCATGGCGTTGCTGGCCTTGATGGTCGCCAGTTCGTTTAGGAGGTCGTCCAAATCAGCACTCAGTGTCGGGTTAATCATGTCCCATGCACCGTTTTGCATGAGGTTCTGTGCTGATGGGCAAATGTCGGTGAATCCACACCACTGACAGCCCTTGCCTATTGTCGCCGGTACCGTGAGGGTGTTGGACGAATCCACAGCCAGGATGGACTCGTATTGGCCATGTAGCCATTCCTTGAAATTGTCAAGGCGCTCATCGGTCCAAACGGTCGTCACGGTGCCGTGGCGTTGTAGGTCAAAGGTGAATTGGAGAGGGCGGTCAGGCCACAGTTCACGGGCTACCAAGAGGTAGATGGCGGCTTGGACATTGTTGTCCGCCTCGCCCTGCGTTATGTCCAGGCGTTGCGTCTTGTAGTCAACCAGTTCAATGGTCCCGTCCTTGTGCTCAATGACCAAGTCAATGAACCCGTACACCGGTGTTCCGGTGCCTTGGATGATGTGCGGGGATGAGTGGTTGCCGAACTTCAATTCAACATGGAGCACTCGTACTGGTGCTCGGCCACGGCGGTCAAACCAGCGCTTGAGCATCTTCTTCCCATCCTCGTACATGTCAAAATTGACCTCACGGGTGGCTGACACTTCCTTGTAGAGGGTCATGAGCCTACCGAACGATGGCTTGGGCGTCTTCCCAGTCTCAGGGTCGGGCCTGCGCCACTCTTCCAGGGCGTCGTGCACATTGTTCCCGAGACGGCCTGCTTGGCTTGAGTCTCGGTGGTTGCCGATTTGCTTTAGAGCGACCGCATCAGCGTTCGGTTCCTCGTAGTGGAAGTGGTACTTCAGAGAGCAGTCTTGCGCTGTCTTGAGTCGTGATGCTGATATGTACGGGACCTTCATGATAGCCACCTCATTGAGAGGCCTTATCCACGGCCTTCCAAAAGCGTTCCTGTGTTGGGTTCTCAAGTCGGAAGGGTTTGCACGCCCTTGACTTCTTGACGGCGACGAAGTGGCGAGACTCAATCTCACCCTTGACGGTGCGCTGTTGCTGGGTCATTTCAATAATCCAGTCAAAGAGTGGGTCGGTCATATCGGGTCGGCCTGCGGCGAGAATCACACGGCTCTCGTTGGGCGTGCCGTAGTTCTCGGTCTTGGTCTTCAGGAGCACGGTGCTCAGGAAGTGGTACCCGTACATTTCGCCTCCAATCTTGAGGCGCTCGTATGGCGAGTAGAACAATTTGTTAATCACCTTGTAGGCGTGCATTTGACCCTCAGCGTATGCCGGTAGGGTCTTCTTGCCCTGTGAGACCGCCTCCTGTTGCCGTGAGAGCAAGAGTTCGCCCTCGGACATGCCGTGGACGCTTGAGGAGTAATGCTCACGGCACGAGAGGTAGTAGGCCCCTTCGTTCTCCATGACCATGACTCGGACGCCGTCAGGGTGTTCCTCCTTATGCTGTCGCATGAGGTCAATGAACGCAAGGCTCATGTCGTTGACTTCGTCCGGCGTTCGGCACACCTTTCGTAGGATGCGTGAGCGAATGGTTGGTGGGACGATTTCATCCCGAGCGACGAGGTCGGCCTGGCCTTCCAAGTCGCAGTCAATGATGCACATTAGGACCGACGCTGGGTCCTTGTCCTTGGCTTGGTGAGCAAAGAATGTGAGGGCGTAGGTGGACTTGCCTGACCCGCTGAACCCTTGCACCTTCATGTGCCGTGGTCGGTTGCGAATCATGTCTTCGCCAGTGTCGCATGACTCAATGAGAGCCGCGTAGTTCTGTGCCTTTTTCTTGGAGCGTACCATGACCCTCCCTTGTCCCCCCACCTATTTAAGCAACCACGAAGTAGGCAATCGTGTCAATTTGGCGGTAGCGAAGGGTTCCGTTGTCACGGTATGCGTGACCAAGGTACAAAGCGCCGTCTGGAACTTTGCCGTTCCACGAGGCTGGGTCGTGAGGGTTGTTCATACCGGAGCGTCCTTCGTGAACCACACGGACCATTCGGTCAGAGTGGTATCGGTAGAGGTTCTCGCAAGCAATCGGGTTGACTGGGGTGGGTCGTGTTGTTCCGTCCATGTTTAGTGGTAGGTGTACCCCTATATATACATGTCGCTCAAACATCATACCATGAAGCGGTACTCCAGGTTGAGAAAGGAACTCCCTCAGCCATGGTCGTGTAGGTGAAGTGACCGTGTAGGGTATTGGAGTCAATACAGTCGTTGACCCAGTGAGCGAGGTGGTGGCTAATCGTATCGGGGCTATCGTTGACCCAAGCGCGAAGTTCGCCGAGACTTATCCACTTGTATTCGTCGTGCTCAAAGGACAAAGTGACCTCAGGCTTGGTGACATGTGCGTCTACAAAGAGGTGGTATGCCTTGGCCTTCTTGTGGTCGTAGTGGGTGGTCATGTAGGTCGGGGAGCGGTCAAGACCAGTCTCCTCACGGAGTTCAGTGCGGGCCGTCCAGTAAATCGTCTCGCCTTCGTCAACCTTGCCGCCAGCGACTTCCCATAGACCTTGACAGGTGTCTTCAAGGGCAGAGCGTCGGACAACGAGAATCATTGGCTTCTCGCCTCTGTATGTGGTCACTATACCACAGGCTTCTCGGTATTCAGGCTTCCAGGTAGGGTTGTTGTTGACATTGTCCATATTGTTCATCTCTTCAAGTGGCGATTCTTCAGACCTTTCGGTTTGAATCGGAAGGGCGTCGGTTTGAATCTCTCCAGGCGGAAGCAGGGGTAAAAACCCCTAAACCCCTGCCTCCATGGAAGGTGAGGGTGTGCCGAAGCGCCCAATGGAACAGGCAAGTGAGACCTGCCTACGAGAGAATGAAAGGAACTCGTAGGAACAACGCCTCGGCACACACGGGCGGTATGAAACGCCAGTGCCTCATGAATTGGAATCAGTCCCAGTCGTCGTCCCAGTCGTCGTCGTCGCCTTCGGCAGTCCAGCCTTCTTCACCCTCTTTGGGTGCGGCCTTTGCCTTTGGAGCCTCGGAGGAGTCTGCGTCCTCTGAGTCACTTGCCTCGGTTGCGGGTGCGGCTTCGGCTGGTGTTTCAGTGGTGTCAGACTCCTCTTCGGCTTCATCGTCGTCGTCCAAGTCAATGGTCGGTGTCGTGGAGAAGTAGTCAGAGGCGTTGTCCTCAGCGTCGTCGCCGGACTTTGGTGCCTCTACCTTGGGTGGAGCAATGACCACGAGGCCGACAGCGCACTCAATGGTGGCTGAGAGACCGTATTGGTCAGACATGGAGGTGGTCACGAGGGCCAACACTTCGCTGTACTTGCCGAAGCGGTTGGCGGTCGCAGTGTCACAGAGAGCGTTGAGCATGAGGCCTTCGCCGGACTCAATCGCTTCAATGGTCATGGTGGACTCGTCCTTGAGGAGCATTTTCCCGAAGGTGTTGCCCGTCTTGCTGGTTTGAACACCGGCGTAGGACACGGTGGCCTGGACCATGCGGTAGTCGTTGCGGTTGCGTGAAATCTCGTTTTCAAGTTCAGCAATCGGCGTCACATCGTAGGTTTCCTTGAGCACCTCGGCTTGGTCGCCGTGGGTGTACTCTTCCTCGGTGAACATGGTCATTCCTGAGAGTGGTCGGAGGTCAAGAACCTCGTTGTCAAGGTTGCGACACGAGAGGGAAGCGTTGTAGGACAGTCCACCAACGAGGTCGTCGGCGAGAGCGGCGTCTTCGTCCCAGAGGGACATTTTGAAGAGTGCTGGGTCCATGACTGAGTCACCGTCTTCAATGACGACTTGGCCGAACACATTGGCCATAGCACGGCCGGTGCGGGTCATTCGGGAGTCAACGGTCCACACATCAAGGTGGGCCATGTAGGACTTCTGACGAAGCATGGCTGACAGGTCGGTCATGACGCAGTTCGCAACGAACAATTGTGCGTTCTTGGACTTCATACCGCCGAGTTCGGCGACAGTGTCTTTGAGTTCGCTTGCTTTCTTTCGGTACAGTGCAACGACAGGAGACGCATCTTGGAAAATCCCATTTTGAATCCCTTTGTCAATGAACGGTTGTAGGCGGCTCTTCACGGAGGTAGGCAGGTTTTTGGCTGACATATCCTTCCCTTGAATCCCCACCTATATGAAGGTCAAACCTCGTCTTCAAGGTTGTCAAGGTGAGCATCCATCATGGCTTCCCACAGTTCTTCGCTGTCCAAAGTGGTAGACTGCGAGGCTGTCTTAATCGCTTGCTTGACCTCACGGCGCTTGCTGAGAGCGTCAGTAGCACCGGTGGTCTCCTTGAACCAAGCGTCGCCCTTGAAGAGCGAGTCACGGTGTTTGGAGTTCTTGCCGACAATGTCCCATAGAAGGGTGTTGCGGCCAGCGGGCCTCAGGTAGGACGGTAGGAACAGAGCACGCCACACCTTGGAGGCTTCCTTGGTCAAGCATCCAATAGAGCGCAGTAGAGCCGAGTCTTTGGCCTTGAGGGGGTGTCCATGCACCGGAGCGTCAGCGGTGCTCAGAACATCGTTGAAATCGCTCGTTATCGTGGTCAAATTGGCGGCGGCGGTCTCCACGAACAGTGGTGACAATGCGTAGTCGTCCATCAGTCCGAGTCGGGACTTGACCAATTTGTAGGTCTTCTTGCCCCCGCCACGGCCTCCGCCACGGCGAGCGGTCTCAATCAACCCAGCGTCTTCCAGGGTCGGCAGGTGCTTCTCTTTGAGGGCGTTCTTGGTGATAGTGAAGGCGTGGATGCCCAGCCACTGGAGAATGTTGTCCTCGCTCAGTGGTCGCTTGGCCTCGGTCATGGCTGACATTTGCTGGTACACCGTCCATGTGTCGTCGGGAACACCAGATAGGCTGGCCCGAAGCACCAAATCGCACAGCATCAGTCCAATGACATTGTCCTCTACGGACGACAATAGGTACTCCTCGCCGTCAATCCGCTGGACAGGTCGCTGGCTTTGGTGAAGCAGGGTGATAGCGTCAATAATTGACAGCACTTTTCCAATGTCACGCTGGTGTTGAGCGTTGCGGGCAGGGAAGAAATTGACCATCAGTGGTGCGAATATGTTGCGGACCTTGTATCGGTTCAAAGACAGCATGGACGCTTGGAGCATTTTCAGGTCGGGGTGGACCGAGAACTTCTCAGGTCGGGCCTTGGCCAGCAGTGCGTTGCGAACCACTTCGCCGACCTTCTCAACCGTGGTATCGGGGGTCATAATCAATTGACGGGTGATTTGCTCTTGCTCGGAGGGGTTGCGAGTCGTCAGGGTGATGAACGACGGGCGACCTCGGATGATGAAGTCACGAGTCTCAATTTCACCGGACAGTTCGTTCTTAATCGGGGTCTTCCACACCAGTTCGGTGTCGTCACCGGACATAATGGGCTTCATCTTGCGAATGAAGGCGAAGGACTCGTCCTTCTCCAGTACAACGATGCACCGGCCGTCCACATTGACAATGAAGTTCCCGTCCTCGTCCACCTCATCGTAGTCGTACTTGAGGGCCTCCTTGGAAGCACCAGCGAGTACCATAATCATGGACTTGGGGAAGCCGTTGCGAGCGGTCAGAGTCATGTAGGTCTTCCCGCTTGACGACTGACCAATCATCTCCAGGTTGAGTGGGTTGTCGGTCTTGCATGACAGGAACACGAGGAAGGTGAGTAGCAGGTTTGCATCGTCGCCGACGAACGGCGTCTCACGGCTCTCGTGGAGAATCTCGTTGATGCGGTCCAGTAGGAATCGCTCCCCGAGGAACTTCCCAATCGTTGTAGGCTCAATCTCACCGTAGGTGCTATGCTCCCCAGTCAGGGAGTCAACCTCGGCCTCAACCTTGTTCTGTTGAGTAGCCACGACATAGGTTCCCTCTCGTAGAATCACACCGGCCTTGAGCATCGTCGCAGTGAACTCAGCGACCTTGTCAGCGTCTTCCAAGCACGACTTGGAGAGCCGAGCGATTGAGTGCTGAGACAGGACATTGACCTTCCCCTTCGGCTCGCCATTGACCTCGGCTGAGAACTCCATGCGTCCCTTGGTGGACGACAGGAAGGTCAAACGCACCGACAATTCGGCGGCGTCAAATAGGAAATCCGAGGATGAATCGGTGCTTTGGTGAACGGCGAAGTCAGGGGTCATGGTTCCAGCCAGCCCCACCCCACCCTCTTAATGATGCCGACCTTCTTGTCCTATCTTTCATACATACATATTGTATTATGTGTGTGTGTATTAGTGTGTAAGTCTGTATGAATGATTAGGGGTAGCCCCCCGTAGGGGGGCTAATGATGCAGACAATTTTGGGTTTTTGGTCTTGAGGTGCCTCAGAACCTATATGCCGAGCGTTTCTTCATGTCGGTTTTTTGGAAAAAGCCGCCATCATTAAATTGGGAAACCTTTATGTAGGTGAAGCATATAGGACAATATGAGACGGACCCCTATAACCAAGCGAACCTCGGTTCCCCCCACCTCTTGATATGTGCTCATGGGCGGGGTCCTCTCACCATCTAAGAGGGGGTCGCACCCGACTGAAACATAGGCACTGCGGCCCTCTCACCCCATCACAGCGACAGGTTGCTCGCAAACCGCAAGGTAGCGATTAGATTTGCCGTTTGACGACCAGCGTTGAGCGTCATGAACGCTCCAGACGGGCTGTATTCCCAGCCTACCGAGAACAGTCGGTGGCGACCAGCGATACCGGCTGAGGTGGCGAACTCCATAACATCTCCAGGGTAAATGTCAAAGCGCTCAGGCAGACCCGATACGACATACTGTTCTTTGTTCCGACCGTTGTTGGCGAGCATCAATTTAGCGAACTGTTCAGCCTGCCTCTCGTCAGTCACAGTCGTCTCACGGACGACCCTATGGACCGGCCTACGGGGATAGTCGCTACTGGTCTCAGGAGGGTAGGTGACGCTGATTTTGAGCGGGTCGTTCTTGACCGTCACGACATTGAAGAAGTCCAGGTCGCCACGAATCCTCTCCACCTCGGACGGGTAGAAGTCTTGCGGCACATCAGTGCGAGGCATTCTACCCCCTACCAAGGGGGTCAGCGAGGTTGAGTCTTGCTCGGCCAGCGAACGCAGGTGAATGTAGCCCTTGGCGTCGGCGTATATCGTCATGGGCGCTGGTGCAATGTTGATGAAACCGAGCACCGTCTGTACCGCTTCAAGTAGAGTCTTGCCCTCCAATTTGAGTCCACTGGGAACGCTAACCAGGCTCTCCGTGCTAATGCGGCCAATAGGTGGGGCGTAGGACGACTGGGCTATGATTCCCTTAATCACGGAGGCCGCGTCACCGGATATGACGAGGTTATCAGAGAGCAGTACCTCGTTCGTCAAAAATCCGAGCGTGTCCATGCAGGTCAATGTGACTTCGTTGCTGGTCTCCTCCACATCGGATATGAAGCCGGTGAATATCAGTGGTGGATTAGCCCAGCGCCTCGGAGCGGCGTAGACCTGGACAGTGTCTCCGATGTTGGCTATTCCACTGCGTCGTCCGACCACCGAGGAGACCTTGACCCTCAATCGGCGCGGCGTGTTGAGTTCGTGTTGGCTGTCAATTCCAAGGATTCCATGTATCGGCGTACTGCCGTTAATCACGACTGTCGGCGCCCTGGGAGTCGCCTCGTCCGAGGCTATTGGCCCGTATAGGTTGCGGAAGAATACTTGGCGAGACCTGACGAAAAACACTTTGTGAGGCCATCCGTTTCGTAGACCAGTGAGTCTCATTTGACGAGGTCGGTTGGTGTATTGAAGTCCCTCGGGATTCCACCCGCCGTCGCTGAATCCCAGGTCGCCGAGGTTGAAGGTCGGAGACGGTAGAATCGTGGACGGATAATTGCCCTCCGTAGGGCCGCTGGTGAAAGAGAATCCACCTCGGGGGCCACCACCCCTCCGATTGACAATGTCGTACCTGTCGGGGAAGGGAGAGGTGCCCATGTACCCATAGCCGAATCCGACGGTCTTGCTCGTCAGGTCTCCGTGTAGGTGTGGGTCAAATGGTCGGGGCGTAGATAGGCTGGTGTAGCAGGTAGTCTGTGTCTTATCCAAGGTCCAGCCACCGACTTCGTTGGGGTACGGTATCAAGCCAAGACCGAAGTCACTGGGGTAGTGAGCAGGTCGCTCCATCAGTTCCTTCTCAGAGGGGACATTGTCCATAACGGGAGCAGGCTCGCGCCGTATGCGCTCACGCTGGGTCTCCGCCCATATCTTGGACGCCCACCGTGCGACGGCTGTCCGTGGTCGCCTTGGGTCTTGCCCTAAGCGTTCGGCCTCGTCCAGCAGTACCTTGGGCGGCGTTATAATGAACGGGTCGTCCACGGGCGCTCGTACAATGCGCTGAAACCGCTCTGACTCCTCTCCCATGCCCCTTCAAGGGGCGCTGGGGTTATTGAGGCTTCATGCGTTCCATGTGGCGTCATGCGTACATTCGTGACACACGGTCTCGTTGCACACAGGGGCGTCGGAGTCGGTACATAGGGGGCAGGTTTTGTCGGGCATGTTTGACATTAGCAGTCACCCCTATATATACATGCCGGTCAAAGGTGAAACCATGGTGGGGCTGGTGCGCCTCGGTTCCAGGTGGCGAATGACTTCTTGTCTCGCCGGTAGTATTCACGGTAGGCCTCAATGGTCGTGTATTCGTGGCCAAGCAAGTCCAGGTTTTCACCCTTGGACTGGTTCATGGCCCGTGCGAACGGGGTACGAGGAATGTCAGGGAAGTGGGCTTGAATCTGTGCCGAAGCCAGCCACAGCGTCTCAAATTGCTTGTGTAGAATTGAGTGGTCGTTGTTGTATCGGAGAGTCATTTGCTGAGACAAGCCTGCGGTGTGGAGCAGTAGCCATCCCCAGTTCTCTCGGCTTTCAGAGACCCAAATGGTACACGGGTGGTGCTTGTACCCACCACGGTGGTGAGTTCCGGCCTTTGTAGTCGGCATACGGTACGGTGGACAGCCATTGAACAGGGCGGCGGCAACGAGCATCTGTATGCTCTCCTTGAACTGCGAAATGACATGCTGGTCACACAGCCACTCGGCGGCCTTCATCGGGTCGTCATGGGTGGCGAATATATTCACAGTCACTCCTCCTCCGTGTCACGCTTGACAATCAACGGTGCGTATGCACTTTGCCCAACGGCGAGGTACATGGCGTTGGTGTCTTCACCGACGAATGCGTTCGTTATGGCCAGCCATTCAAGGGCTTTCGCGGCGTAGTGTGTTCCGACTGGAACTTGCAGTGTTATGGTTCGGGTTTGTTGGTCCATGATTTGGTACCGAAGCACCACCTATATTAACATGCCGACTATAACTGTCGCTTGAGCCAGTTCGGTGCGTCCTCAACATTGTCAAGGAACCACGACGGGAGGAGGTGAGCGCTGGTGCGAGCAAATCGCGGCCAGGCGCCGTCAAGAATGAACAGGTGGCCCACATCGGTTGGGGTACGGACCACACGACCAGCCCCTTGCACTATGCTCAGAGCGGTCTGCAATTGGTACCACTTTTGACACGGTGCAGGGCATTGGAACCCAGCGCCGCACAGTTCACCACTGTACTTGTTCGGAGGCTCGTAGGGGCACGAGGGGGTGCCTTCGTGGACAGCCCGCCAGGCCAGTTCGTCTTGCATCATTCGCTCTCCAATAACAGGGTCCTTGGTGGGCAGGTAGGGCACCTTCAAAATGCACAGGAACTCAGCCAGCCGCCCCTTGAAGTCAAAGCCTTGCGTGACATAGGTTGAAATCAACACGAGGTCGTCACGCTCGCTCGTCAGGAACTCATTCAGAACCTCTTCACGAGCACGAGCATTGGAATCGTGTGTCCTAATCCTGTCTCCGTGACCGAGTTCAAGCAGTCCATCCACGACTTCCTTCCGTATGGCGTGGCTATGCGGTAGAATAACCCCACGCTTGTTCGGGTACTGGCGCAGTATGGCGTCAATCGCCTTGACCTGCTTTGGAATCGTGTGCTTGCGCTTGCCCCAAGACATTGAGCCACATGGGACATAGTGGACATTGAAGTTCTCTCGTGGGAACGGTGACTTGGTCACATTGATGTAGAGTGTCTTTTGGTCCTCAAGACCAAGGCCGTGGAGGAAGGTGTCAATGTCCAGCACGGTAGCCGAGAGGAATATGCGCTTGGTGGAGAGGCTCTCAAGAATGTCAGAGGCGTACTCACGAACCCGAATCGGCTTGAGCACGAGGTACTCGCCGAAGCGGTTCTTGTCAAATGAAATGTGGACATTGCTTGGCTTCGCCAGTATCTCCAGCGCCGTCTCCATCTTGGACACAGCCTCCCGAATACGCTCAACCTCCTTCTCACTCTTCGTTATGTTCAGGTCCGCCTCGGCCTTACCCAGGACCTTGCGAGCAACCTCAATTCGCTCCTTGAGTTCAGCCCTCCAGTCCTTCGGTGTGAGGTGGGTTGGGAAGCGCTCCTTGCCGTAGACGGTGGTCCACTCGGTACCCGACAGGCGAACTTCCAGCAGGTCGTGGAGGAACCCCTCCATGTCGTGAGCCTCGTCAATAATGGCGAACTCACGCTGGTCAAAGTTCGTGTAGCCACGCACAGCACGGAACAGGTAGGCTGGGTTGGAAAGCGTCAAGCGAGCGTCCTCAGCGGCGAATCTCTGTGCGTAGTAGTCACATGGGTCTCCCCCGTCTTCCTCACGCTTGGAGTGCTTACAGGAGCCATTGGTCCTTGTCCAACAGGGAGCGCCCTTAGCGGTCCCTGAGCGTGCCCAACAGTCAAAATTGGACCTACCCCGCACCTCGGACAAACGGTGGCCGTAGTCGGCCTTGTATTGGTCCGTGAGGCCAAGGCTGGGTGAGAGTAGGTAGGCTGACTGGAACTGGTTCTGCACGGTCATGGCGAGAGCCGACTTGCCTATGCCGGTCGGTGCTTGCACGACTATGTTGTCAAAGTCGTCGTTCTCAAGTGCCCAGTACATGACTGAGAGCGCCTCGGCCTGGTACTTTCGTGGCGACGGCATCGGGAAGTCTTCTTGAATGTCGTCCCACTTGTCAGGCAAGGTGGCCTTGCTTGGAATGTTAATTCGGACCACGGCCATGGTACCAGTAGGTGTCCCCACCTATTTAACCGGTCAAAGTCACTCGCCCTTGACGAATATGACTTGGTCATGCACTCGCTTGTATGCCTCTTTCTTGCCCAGCAAGTACAGCACTATGTCCTTCATGGTGGTCTTGACTGAGACACCCTCTTCGTAAGTGCGTGGAGCGAGGACATAGTGGTACCGACCATCCCCGTCCACCGCCCTTATTTGACGGCGAGGAGCACGCTCAATCGTGTCAAAATACAACCCGTACTCTTCCTGTTCTTCGTCTGACCAAAAGCCGGTGCAAACGCACACACTGTGTGTGTTTTCCCAATAGGCCCACTTGCCTTGGTCCAATTTGAGGTAGTGCACTCCATCGTGCCTTAACCAAGCACCAATTTCTTCTTGTTGCATTCGTGCTTGGCTCCACTCTCGCATGTTCTTTGCTCGCATGTTTAACCGTAGGGAGTCCCCCTATATTAAGTAATCGGACAAAGGAAATCACGACACTATATAAAGAACGGGAAAAATGCCGAAAGGTTCAGCAATCTCACTATTCTAAGACATAGGCCAGCCAGCGATACCGTCACCCTCAATTTCACCTTCACCAACCGTGGTGAACGAGCCACCAGCATACGGGAAGTAGACTCGTGACCCACCGTGTGGGGTGTTCATCCACGACGCCTCGTTGGTGGCCCATTGGAGGTCAAGTTCCCCAGCATCAAAGCCCCAGTATCGTTGGTACCTCAATTGAGGGTTGGTGTGAGTAAAGTCTTCGTGCCCGTTCAGAGACTGTGCGGAGCCGACTGGGTACCAGCCCTTGGCCGCCTCGTAGTTCATTGATGGAACCGAGAGCCAGCGTATGTTGATTGAACGCAACACTTCGTCAGGTTCAGTACCGTCTTGGCTGAACTCAAAGGTCGGCATCCACACCTCCATGAAGTGGGTGATTGGCCCAGTGGACGGCATTAGATGTGTTCCGCCCGTAGGCCACTCGTATGTGCCCGTAGGAGCCTCATACCCACCGCCTGCGCTCATTGCCGCCGGTGGTACTGATGTGGAGTCGCTGGCGGGTGTTGTTGCCCATTGAAGGGGTGCTATGGTGGCTTCTGTAACCCCGTCACGGTAGATGGCTGTTGCTTGCTCAACATCACCAGCCAGGGTGAACCCGAGAATCATGTGAACCTCACCCTTGCCGTTGGTCGTGGTCGTCAAGTGCTTGTAGTCAGGGCGCACACTGGTGTTCTTCGGGATGAACAGGGCCTTGGTCACACCCAGGCCGTTGGCGGTAGTGTACTGGTCAGCCAAGGGTCGCCCAGCATCAAATGAGTTCATTATGACCGAACGGCCACTGTCGTCCTTGACGACTGTCACGAACGCTCTGTTGCGCTCGTCAATGATGGCGTCGTAGTAAATCACCTTGGTCGCTGGGTACTGTGCTGTTCCGTGTACTCCGACGCAGTGTATTGCTTTCTCGTAGTCAAATCGGTACCTTCCCGCTGGGTCAAATGAACCCACATCGTTGCGACCCACATTGACATAGATTGCATCATTCGCACGGTCTCCGAGAACTGTTGCTCCCGCTGATGCACCACGATAGAACACGACTGGTGTGTCGTCGCCGAGTAAGCAAACCTTGGGGTTATCGCAGTCAATAACTGCATGAGAGGTAGAGGAGTCCTGGTTGTCTGGTCCAACGACTGGATTAGATGTACTCTTGTTGACTTTGGTCCAAATGTCAGTCGTCCATTCAGCAGGCTCCTCCTCAAATGGTGGTGGTGACTGGAACGAAGCGTCAGTCTGCAATTTGGTGGTGTAGATGATGTGCGATTTGTTGGTTGCTATGTAACGACAGGTCAAGTGTAGACGGTCATTTGAGTCACAGACCAAGGATGGTTGACGCAGGTCAAATGTGGCGTCACCGATAATCACTGGCGTGTGCTCAGTCCAGTCCCATTCGTACACTGGTGTCGGGTTATAGGAAACCAATTTCCGCTTTGCGTAGTGATAGTACAAGGTTTGCCCCGATGAACCTATTGACAATTCCACTGCTACGACTGCGTGGATTGTTCCTTCGCTGTCAGAAGCGAAGGTGGCGGACCTCAATATGTCGCCCGTTCCCAGGAAGTACCCCACCTCATCCTTGCCGTCATAAACGGCGGCGGAAGGGTTGACCTTGAGAGCCTTTCTGTTCCAAAATAGGTCGCCGTGCAACGGTTTGGTGTAGTGAACAAAGCGTGGTAGGTTGTTGGATAGTGCCTGTCCCGAGCGCTCAATTGGGAACATGTGAAGGGTTCCTTCGGGTGTCCTAAGGAGTCGCTGTCCCTTCCCCATACCAGTATCACGACTCGTCTTGGATTCAACGGCTGTCGGCACATCAGCACCGTCCATTTCACTTCGGACTTGAGACACACTGGCTGTCGTAGTAGCGTCACGATAACCAGTGCCCCTACCGCTGACAATAGCGCCCGAGTCCCACATTGGTCTCACTGACTGAGAGACATGCACATCAACGGAAGACTGCAATTGCTCTGCGACTGCAACATAGTCCAATTCACTGAGTTCCTGTATTCGTCCCAATATGGACGGAGCATAGCGTTCGTTCTCAATCGCTGTCAAGTCATAATCGCCGCCAGGCATCAGCGGGATTGCACCAGCGTGGAAGTGTTCGGTCGGATGGTCGTTCCAGAACGCTTCCAGACCGCTACCAGAGACCGTTGGCCCCCGTACCCTATCGGTGGCCAGTAGGCCGCCGGTCATGGCTCCAGCCTGCCGAGAATCGTCGGTCCATAGATTGGTTCGGAGGTGGTACTGCCCCAGTTCAGTGCGGGCTGATGATGGCGTGTCCTTGCCTCCCTCGTCAAATCCTGTGTTGAACAGGGCGGCTCCGTCAAGGTGAAGCGTGTCGGTACGATGGAACGGTGTCTCCATTTCCAAATCAAGGCTGTTTCTACCCCCCGCACGGGCACGAACGGCTACCTCGGCGGGTGCGAGTAGGTGGAGAGGAATATCGTAGCCTACGCCACCATGTACGGACTTCCATACGCGGTCAGCCTTGAATGGGTGGTCCTGGGTAGCGATACCGTAGTGCAACGGACCGTGGTGGCTGAACACAGTCATTGGTCCTCGCATGTGACCGAACGACGCTGACGAAGCAAAACCGGACCACTGCGCCTGCAAGGTAGGAACAATAGCAACCCCGTCGGCAACCCCCAGTGACTCCGGTGCGTCTGAGAAGAACACCGTGTTGTCACCGAAGCCTATTGGGTCGTATAGGCCTTGAGGGAAGGACCAACCAGCCCAGCCCATTTCCTGGTGCGGATTTGCTCCAGCCCCGAAGTCGGCGAAGCCGATGGTGGTTGGAACGAAGCGAGTTCGTCGGAGGAAGTCGTACCTCTCCTGTGCCCAAGCATCAACCCCCGCCACATCACGCAATGCTGAAACGCTGACTCTATCCACCGGTTGGAGTAGTGGGTAGCCGTGTGCTATACCAGTCGTCATGATGTGGGGTAGGGAGCGTGGTAGGTGGGCAAAGGAGCACCTCACCTCGGGGTACGAGCCGTATGTGATTGGGATTGCTCTCTGACCGCTCTCTGAGTACCAATACGATATGCGAGAGCCACTCCACCATGTGTCGTTGTAGGTCCAATTTTGGGTGTAGTAGTCGCCGCCGTCAATCGTTTGCTTCTCCGCTTCAAAGAGCGCTCGGCCACCCTTGGCCTTGCCGTCAACGGCCTTGGCGTCGCTCCACATGAGAACCAGCGAGCGGCCACTGGTATTGGCGACGATACGGCTCCATGACGGTGTCAAGTCAAAATTGTCGCCACCGCCAACATGGCCTTCGCCGTTACCATTCCCAGGAGAGGGTGGAGGTCCATCAATGACTTCACCAGTGATTGGGTCCACATGCTCGGTCTCCGTGTTGGGGTTATCGCCGCTCGTTATCGGGACACATGTACTCCCGCTTCGGTAGTAGCCAGGTGGACAACCAGAGCCGGACCCGCTGTCGGGGTTGAATGGGTACTGAATGTCACTGGCTGGGTATTCTTCCTCGGAGCCTATGTGGTCCCGTTGGATGGCCGCCATGGCCATTCTACCGTCCTCCATGAACCTCAACGAGGAGCAATGTAGGGTCGGGTGGAAAATGGGGTCAGCACCAGTGTTTGCGCTGTGTCTTGGGTGCATGGCCGCCGACTTGTCCTCTCTGCCGAGGAACCTCATTAGTTCAATTTGAGGGAACACCCAGTCGTGAACTTCCCATCCCTCATACTGCCTATGAGCCGAAGTAGTCTGCACGGTCATGCCGCCGACAGCGACTGATATGATTTGACTCGCCAGGGACCACAGTGGGTTATCGGTGGGCGTAGTGTACCTGCTGAGGTGGTACGAATCAACCTGCGGGCGATACTTGAAAATCAGCAATTCACTGCCCCTCGGAACCGCTAATGCTCCGACCCCGTCAGACCAAACCTGGCCGTTTCCAAAGACAGATGCTGAGAGGTGGTTGGCGTCAATAATGTCGGCGCTGACGAACAGTTCGGAGCCGTAGGTGTCAGCATCCCACAGGTGTGATACGCCACCTCGTTGGTAGAACCCTCCAGCCTCTATCGCCGCACATAGCAATGGTACCTGTGCCCACGATGCGTTCGCTAATGGTCGGAACGGGGTCAATTGATGGAGGCCCCACCCACCGTTCTCAGCGTCATGTCTCGGCATCACTGTGTTGGGCATTTCCTCGTCAGAGGCCTTGATTCCCCACGCAAGCGCACTGGGTGAATTGGGGTCAAAGAATACACGCTCAAGGGTGTCAGGAGACACACGGAACACGGCGTGGTAGATTTCACACCCTTCGTCCTCAAGGTCCATGTTCGCAGTCAGGCGACGCGACTGAGGGAAGTTCCTCGCAGTCGGATTTCCGATGGTGGTATTCGTCAGGTCAACGGTGGTGTTGATGCGTGTTGCCGGTGCGAGGCTGACCATGACATGGTAGTCCACGATTGGTCGCTTGAATATGATTGGAGACGACGATGGGTGAGAGGCTCCAGCCGCCACACTGACTTCGTCATATCCAATGAGCGTCGGGACCACTTTGACCTTCGTCGGGACCTTGTCTTTCATGAACTCCTGTGACAATTCCAGCGTCGCAGTCCACGGTCCACCAGCGTGGGTATCGCCAACAATATACCGAGTCGCTGGCTTGCTCGTTGCTTGGCTCGTGGGATATGACGAGCCACCCACTGATACCTCGGTGAACTCGTCTCTCGCCAGGTCGGATATTGACCCGCCAGTGGTGTAGTGGTTGGTTCGTCCGGTGTGAAAGCGAGTCTTGTTTGCATTCATTTCATAGACGGCTCCTTTGAATCCAGCACGAGCACCAGTGGTACTCATCCCCTCGGTCATTGGTTGCACATACTCCCCGTCACTCCCGTATTGGAACAACGGTCCCATGCCTGTATTCCAAGATAGGCCGTTGCGACGCATAGAGAGGCCGCTGTGGACTTGAATGTTGATTCCAGCATAGATACCAGCACCGTCCTCATTCCACGCCGTATCGGGGATGAGAGGGTGCGCTGGTGGCTCTTGTACGAATGGAGCGTTGGCGTTGCGTGATACGCCAGCGAACGCTGTTGCCGACAGCACTCCTTCGTACCCTACGAGGCCGCATGTATCGGCGACGACATGGTTGCCTTGGACCACTGCCCCAAGCGGGAACAGATGCTCCTCTTGGCCCGTCACTCCGGTCTCGGTGAAAATGTCCATGACATTGATGGTCTGTATCGTCTCCGAAGGTAGGTCCAGGCTATCGTAGTCCGTAAGGCCGTGGAGGGTAGCAGTGTTCAATCCATCAGGAGAACTCAACGGAACTCCGCTGACCATGACTTCTTGATTGACCATGAGGTTCATTCCCCAATGAGACGAATAGGCCTTGGATTCACTGGTCAGTGCTTCGGCCTGGCCAAATCCGGTTTCGGGCGACATGGAACTCAACGGACACGACCATAAAGACGAGAGGTAGCCGCTGTTGTGTGAATCCCCATAGGTGGCCCCTATGCCGTTGCTGGGGAGGTCCGTAGCCGCTCGGTGGGTGAATGCCTCCACGGTGCCGATGGAGCCTGTGTCGCTGTCAATAACGGACCCAATTTGAAGGTCGTATGACGGGATTCCACGAGCCAGTGTGTGGCGTGCTTGTTGCCAGGTATGGTTGGCTGGTCTGGCTGAGGTATGGGTGCGCTTAGGGTGTTCCACATGCCGTCCCGCCTCGGTCACTGTCGCTGTGACGGCTGGTGCAAATGCACGCCGGTCACTGACTGAGTGTCGTCCGAACCCAACATCTTGTATTGCCTGCCCGTGCTCAAGTCGTCCGTTGCCGAAGTTCAGCCTCGGCGCCTCAGTCTCAGCAGTCAAGCCAAGCCAGTTAAGGTGGCTGAAATCAAGCAGGGTGGTGTGCACATAGGAACTCAGAGCACCTCCTACTACCTCGGGTACCGAGGGCGTTGTTCTTGCCTCAGCGGCGGTCTTCCAGAGGCTGGTGTCAAAGAGAGCGAATCCCTCAGTCCCTGCGCCTCCAGCGTCGGTCAGGTCGTCAGCCCACACCAGTGTGAGCGGTAGACCCGCTCCAGCACCCACAGGGGGCACGAGGTCGGCTCTGGTAGAAGGAACCGCCATGGGACTTGTTCTAAGCCCGCTGGTTCATAACGGTGACGCATCATTCTTCCTCATCAGTCATAAGGTCATGAAGGAATACCTCACGCGACATGAAGTCATATCGGTTGAATAATTTCCAGTGACTTGAAATGCTGAGGTAGTCCAAATCACACCATGCTTCAACATGAGGTACTCCTTTGGCCATGAACATGGCGAGCACATTTGAATCAGTATTTTCATCACTGTGACCGAACACCATGTGACCATCGGCCTCAAACGCCAAAATGTGGTGTTCTTTTTTCAGTAGCCACTTCAGGAAGCCCGCCATGACATGGACTGGGTGCTTCACCTATATAACAGTGTCGCCTATTCTTCTTCACCAGTCAGGTCACGAATGACCTCAGCCGACTTGGCTTCACAGGCACACTGCTTGCAGTCTCGCACACCTTCCATTTTCGGTCGGTGCTTGTTCGGACGCTTGCATCTCAAGCCTATTCCTCCTCGTAAATCTCGTCGTCAACCATGACCAGTGTACCATCGTTATTCTCGTCGGCGAATCGTGACCCACCAGCGTGCTTCAGGTACACCGTGCCGTTTGGTCGTCGTG